CTTTTGACGAGGCCAGAAAGTATAATAATTTAATTGCCAGCTCTGACGATGACAGCAGAATTGAAGGTTATTGGACTTGTACAGCTGTACCACGCCGCACCGGGGAGGATCGCGGAGATTTTGTTGCATCTGTTACTTACAACGGAATGATTGGAGAAAGCAACTCTTGGGATTGTTACGACGTGCGTTTAGTATGTATCCTCAAATCTGATATCAACGTGCGGATTGACTAACCAAAGCACCTGCCCGGCAAGGTTAGAGCCGGGAGAAAGAAGTTTTATGCAAACGGTTAAAATTTTTAGAGTGTATGGAGCCGAGGGACACCGCCAGCGCGAAAGCTTTTATCGCTCCTATGTATCCGATATATCACGCCCAAATTCTCCGCGCTCCATCGAGGTGCGGAACAGTGACAAGACAGGGACCAATGATTTTTCTATTTTGCAGATCGTTGGAGAATCAGACGTTGACTGCTACACCGAACTACAATTACAACTGTCAACTGGAGCTTTTGAGTGCTCGAAAGTAGGCGATGTATACGAGATTCTGGCCGATGGTCTCGCCGTAAAGATGGGAGCAACAGACCGGGGCTTTTTGCCTGTAGGCACTCCCAAAAGTCTTCCAGCGCCAACCCCAAGCAAGCTCAAAAAACCACACAAAAGAGAGCGAAAAAAATATGTGTCCGTGTTGTGTGACGATGGGCACATAGAGAAAGTACTGTATGACAAGATCATAGAGCACGAGAACGCGATTATAGATGACAATTTAGGCTATGGCTACTTACACAACTACATCTCACAGGAGCTAAGAAGCTACCAAAAAGAAGCCTATGCAGATCTGAAGGAGTTAAAACGGCAGCTTAGAGAGTATCCCGGAAGCGTAATCAAAGAGGACCCTACAACAGAGCGCTTTGTTTTGGCTTATCCCAACTCTTAAAAATTCAGAAAGAAGCACGGCAGGCGCACAGCTTGCCGTTTTTCTTTGCCTATTTTCGGACATTCAGCCGTAAATTTTTAATTTGTGCAACTTGCACTTTTAAAAATATTTAACTTGATTTATACTTCATATTGTTGTATTATGCAATCAAGCTACTATATATAGTATTTATATGTAGCCTAGATATGGATATATAGAGTATATAGCCCATGATCGGAAAAGATTCCAAGCCGTGCTAAAACGCGGTGCCTCTTTTTCTGGTCGTGGGCTTTTTCTTTTCCCCAGGCCTACAGCTTTTCCGTGTCGCTTCCTTATATATAATATATACAGTATATATATTTACTGTATATGTATATGGTATATATATTTAATATACTATCGGTATATTTAATATATTATCAGTGTATTTATATTATATTTATAATTATATGGTGTATATGTATATAATATCTGTATATGTGCAGTGTATATAGAATATATAATATATATTGTCTGATAATATATATTATATGTACAGTATAGGTATATATGTACAGTATATATAAGGTGAGTATGTATAGATACAGTATGTATAAGGTATATGTATAGTATATCTCTATGTACTGTATATGTATATGTATATCTGTATGTACTGTATATAGATATCTGGTAAGTAGGTTATGTGTATAGTGTATCTAAGTATATACAGATACAGAGTGCAGGAGCTGACAGATGATCAAGCCAGAGACGGACACAGTCAGGACAGGCAGCTAGGACGGACACAGACGAGAGCCGGACACGATGAGCACACACAGAAGGGCGCTAGAAGGGCACAGAAGGCGGCTAGAAGGCGCTTGAAGGGGAAAGGCTAAGGTTTAACCATATTTATTCACGACAAAAAGCTAGAACGGAAGGAGGCGGCATAGAATGCCAAGAGGTGGGAAAAGAATGCCCAGTCTGCAAGATGTAGCTGAGACTATGGAAGGGGATGAGCTAGACGCGATTTTGTCATCTGCCCTTGATCGCCCCAGAAGCCGCAGGTGTGGAGCACCACAAGCGTTCGAAAACAGCGAAGACGGGCTAGAAGAGTTTCAAGTAGCTTCACGCAGCTACTTTGCACAAGTCCGAGATATCAACCGAAGGGGCGAAATGCGGCTGATTCCTGACGTTGAATCATGGGCCACATATCTGGGCATCACAAGAAAAACTATTCTCAACTACGAAAAACGCGGCGAAGACTGGCAAAATGCCATTGCATTTTACAAAGGCATCATCACAGCTTGCAAAAAGCAGCTTGCACTTGCTGGCAAAATGCCGCCAGTGCTTGCAATTTTTGATCTTACTAACAATTCCGACTATGTCAACGCATCGGAGTTCCGGTTATCAGCTGAGGCAGCACCAGAAGCCAAGCAGATAACAGCGGAAGAGTGGGAAAAAGTCATTGATGCAGAGCCGGAAGCCCCGAAGCTATCGGATTTTAAATTGTCTGACGATTTAAATTAAGATTGGTCAAGGTTTCTTGATCTGTGTTAATCTCTCAGATAGTATTAAGTTCGTATAATGTTTGTTATACGTACTTTTAACGGTCAATGGTGCGTATACTCTGACCAGGGCAGCAAAACACTGTTGCTTTTGTATATACAAATACGCACAATTTAGGTTTTGCTGCCAGATGATCAGGAGCCGCGACCAGCTGCGCAGCTGCCAGATGATCACGCGAAAAGGGGTGTAGGGGTCTGAGAGTGTGCCCCCAGCATGGGGCTACTTAGTCCCCAAAATATTTTTCCAAAATAAAAAGCCCCTTTTAACTCGTAACTACACATATGGCAAAGATAGGGAATCGCGACCCGAAAGCTGTGAGCCTTGACAGTTTCTTTGCCATAATGCCAAGGCATACCAGAAAGGTAGGTGTTTATATGAACAATATAACAATCTTTAACAATCCAGAATTTGGAAATATCAGAACAGAGGTTATCAACGGAGAAGTATGGTTTGTCGGCAAGGATGTAACTGACATCCTCGGGTACCAAAACGGTAGTCGAGATATTAACCGCCATGTAGATGAAGAGGACAGACATAAGGTTATGCTCTTTGATGGTAATCAGGATAAGGAAACCATCATTATCAATGAGTCAGGTCTTTACAGCCTCATCCTTTCAAGCAAGCTCGAATCTGCAAAGAGATTCAAACACTGGGTAACATCCGAAGTCCTACCTGCCATCCGCAAAACTGGTTCTTACAGCATTAACGAGCGTAAACCCGACTCCTACATGATTGAGGACCCGATTGAAAGAGCAAAGCGCTGGATTGAAGAACAAGAAGAAAAGCAGAAACTCATTGAAACTGTTCAGGAGCAAGCACCAAAGGCTGAGTATTTTGATTCTCTGGTAAACAGCAATCTTCTTACAAACTTCCGAGATACAGCTAAAGAATTAGGGTATAGCCAAACAGAATTTACTGGATGGCTAATTGCTAAGGGTTATGTTTACAAAGATTCCAAGGGTATTTTAAAGCCTTACGAGACATACCGTAAGCAAGGATTGTTCCAAATGAAAGATTTTAAAAACCCATATAACCACTTTACTGGGACTCGAACCTTCGTGACAGTGAAAGGTAAAAACACCTTTAGACTTCTGATGCAGGTTCCAGACTAATGAAAATATCAACCAAAGAAATAACCGATGAATGTCAGCATTGCGGTGACATACTGGTTTGTCAGTTGTGCCGTGAAGGACACGGAATAAATCGTGAACGAATAAACGTTACCCAAATGGTTACATGCCAGATAGAACACAAGAACAGGAGGTTATCTAATGAGAATCATTTCACAGTGCAAAACCAAATCTGTTGAGTTTTGTAACGTTGCTTTGCTGAGACGTGATGAAACTATCTTTGCAAGGACTGCAAACCAAGACATGGTACTTGCAGAGTATAAGACTCCAGTCAGAGCAGCTGAGGTATTTGAGGAATTAAACATTTCTGCTTCTAACTTCTCAACATATATCTACTACATGCCGGAGGAATAAGCAATGAACGACACAAAGTTAGTTTTAGTTGAATTTATTGACGGCACGAGCAAAAGGATAGAAGCTTATTGCGATCCGCAGTATGAATACTATGGCTATCTAGCCAACAAAGAATTGTTTTACGTAATTTGCGCTTCCGACTTCTCAAAAGCTCTCTTTCCTCGCGAGTTTGTCAAAGCAATATCCTTTTTGGATGAACAGGAGGAGTAATGGCAAATACAAAATTTGAAAATGCAACAACATGGTTACAAGGTGTTATTTCTGGATATCAAAAGCAGATCAATGATTTCTCAGCTGCGCCTAATCCAGATGCAAATAAAATAAAAGCATGTAAAGAGCGTCAAGAGCTTTGCCAGTACATTTTGGACTTTATGATTAAGGCTAAGCAGCAGAATGATGTAATGGCTGCTAAGTCAAGTTCTCAAAATACCGCTGTAAAGCCACAGAATGCCACACAATCAATTTCAGCTCATTCAGTGGCGAATACTATAGGTAAAGAACAGCTAGAGCAATTAGAGCTTGTTTTGGGGCTTGATGCTACAATCAGCTTTTGTAGAGCTGCTTTAATCTTGGGGCTTCCAGAATTCGGGTCAAAAGAGGCGCTTCTTGGAACACTTAAAGATTTTGCCGCAAAACAAAGTTAGGAGGTTATGTGAAATGATAAAAATTTTGAGACCTGGTACGTTACAACAAATTGATTGCTCGAATTGCGGTGCGCTTTTAAGTTATGATGAGGCAACTGATGTCCAAGAAAGCACATTACCGTCTTGTGGATCACGAGTTGCTAAGCCAGACTATTCACTGCCAAAACCTATTCAAGCGAAAGAGTATTACATCGTCTGTCCACAATGCAATAACAAAATTATTTTGTCAGCAACTCGATAAGAAGGGAGTGTCTATGAGTGATATAGATAAATGCATTTCTGTGCTAATCAAGCTTAGCAAGTCTTTTGGAATTGATGCTAAAGCTTTGCCACCGTGTTTTAACCACATAACTGTTACTTTTAATAAAAAATTATATGATGGTACTCTGCACCGCTTTAACTATGCTTTTGAGCTTTGTTTACTGGAAAACCTTGACACTCGTCAACTTCCGGAATATTTCGAATATGTATTTTTCGATAAAATTTTGGAATATTTTATCGAATGTGAAAAAGAAGCATTCAACGCAGAGGAGTTTTTATGATTAAATTAGAACATGCTGTATTACCAAGCCCAGAACAAATAGAATTTGCTATTGAAGGTCTTCGAAATTCCTTCAATTCGTGGTTTAAAAGTGATAGCCATTGGGGCTGCCTTCACCTCGGTGAAGAACGTGATTGTGATACCTGCGATAGTATCCAACCAGATAAATGTACATGGTTTCCACAATTTATAGTTGGCAAAGAAGATATGGCACTTATGCGACGTTTGTCTTCATATGGTCCTGATCATCGTAAATTTATGCGTATGCTTCCGGTATGCATCAGAATTACAGCACCACTTTATTGGTGGAAAGAAGCAGACACATATTCCGTAGGCACTTCAAAGAATAGTTGTAGCACCATGCATCGAATTGATGCCAAAGAATTTACATTAGATGATTTCTCAGCAGAGCATCTTATTGGCTTTGAAAGTGCTGAATCTGATTTCCCAATATTTCACGGGGCAGAGCATTCGCCAATCGGCCTGTTGAATCAGACGATCCGTATGCTTAATTTTTACAGACAAAAATATCTTGCTACCAAGGAAAAGAAGTATTGGTGGCAACTAATTCAGCTGCTGCCTGATTCTTATAACCAGATCAGAAATGTAACGCTTAACTACGAGGTCCTTGCAAACATCTATAAAGCACGCCGTAACCATAAACTGGACGAATGGCGAGATTTTTGCGACTGGATTGAAACATTGCCGTATAGTGATCTTATCACTGGAAAGGAAACGAAATGACATTTGACGAGTATCAGCGCGGTGTAATGAGAACCGCATCAGACGTAACAAAAGCGACAAAGGAAAACATGCTTATGAATGGTATCCTCGGTACTGCAGGTGAAGCAGGTGAGCTTGTTGATCTTCTCAAAAAGCAGATTTTTCAGGGGCATCCATTTGATAGAGAGCATCTTATCAAGGAGTGCGGTGATGTACTGTATTATCTGGCACTTACTGCTGAGGCACTTGATACCTCTCTTGAGGATATTGCGATTAAAAACAACAGGAAACTTTGGGAACGCTATCCTGACGGCTTCAAAGCTGAAAATTCACTCCACAGAAAGGAAGGGGATATTTAATGTTTGTTCTTATTCTCCGTGTTCTGGCATCTCTTTTCAACATCTTTATGCTGACTAGCATTATAGGGTGGCTGAACGAGAAAAGATCCAAAGAAAGACTTGCCAGTGCTGTAATACTTTCCGCGTTCTTTATCATGAATCTTGTCTTGACAGCCAGTGGTTTGTGAGGATAAGATCACGCTGGGGTTATCGCCAAATGGTAAGGCACAGGATTTTGATTCCTGCACTGTTGGTTCGATTCCAACTAGCCCTGTTGTGCCATTAGCTCAGCTGGAAGAGCACTTGACTTTTAATCAAGGCGTCGTGGGTTCGAATCCCATATGGCACATACGGACCTTTAGCTCAATAGGTTAGGGCAGCTGCCTCATAAGCAGCCGGGTCTGGGTTCGAGTCCCAGAGGGTCCATATGCAGTTTGTAAACAATGTGGTTTTTTCTTTCTCTTGTGAAATCCCTTTCTCTTTTCCCACAAAGTAGCAACTGCAACTCCCCGTGAGAATCAACCTGCGGACAAGTCAGCCGCAACCGTATAGGCGGTCTTTGGGTAGATGCGCAGAATTGGTATTGCAGCAGACTGTAAATCTGTCATCTTCGGATATGTAGGTCCGAGTCCTACTCTACCCACTTTTGCCGCGATGCCACAATGGTACTGGGCCGATCTTGAAAATCGGTGATCTGTAAAAGGACTGAGGGTTCGAATCCTTCTCGCGGCGCTCCAGTTGCCTAGGGTAGCTCCCGAAAAGCAGAACCTGTGACTGCCTGGCAACTGATTTGTAATCACAGGAATACATTATCGCACAGGAGGTAAAACAGATGTCGGAGAAGGCAAAAAAAGAAATAGTAATATCGGAGGGCAGAGATTTTAAAGGAATCTGGATTCCAGAACGTCTTTATTTATCACCGGATTTAAGTCCTAGAGAGAAATTCTTGTTAATTGAGATATACAGTCTTACTCAAAAAGACAAAGGCTGCTTTGCTTCTAACAAGCATTTTGCCAACTTCATTGGCTTGAAAGAAAATAGTATTCAAAAGATGCTTTTAAAATTTGAGCAACTGGGATTGATTGAAAGAATCTTTGAATACAAAGAAAACACTAAAGAAATCGACAAGCGAATCATTATACTCACCCAGAAATTTTTTGATTCTTTTGTCAATGAAAAATCTATTTCTTCTAACATGGAAAAAAATCCATGTGGGGGTATGGAGAAAAATCAACAGGGTGGGGTTGAAAAAAGTCCACAGATAAGTAATACAATAGATATTAAGTATAACAGTAGTTTAAGTGATACAGATAAAGAACATGCTCTATTATCAACTAAAGTTGACAATAGAGATAAATACATGGTTTCGCGCACTAAAAGTGCTCAAAACTCAGGTGGCAAGCCACAAAAGAAAGAATCTACTGTTGATCCAGATGATTTTATCAAATCTAAGGAGTCAGTTCTTAAAGATGAGCTTCACAGACTGTATTCAAACAATCCTAGAAACATCTTTACTACAGAGCAACAGGAAAATGACTGGGTTGACAAGGAATATAACAGCCTGACTACTATTATTTTTGAGTTTAACCATCAATACAAAGCATCTACAGGCTTTGACGCTAAGAATCTATCAGACGAGAGCCTTAAACGAGTTGCAAGGAACTATATCAAGTCACAAGAATCTTTGAAAGACGACTATGATGACCTTCAAAGCAACAAGGTTTTGATCGAAGAGTATCTAAAAACTGATTACGGCAGCAAACATGGAGTGATTGTAAAGAGTTTATCACACTACATGTCTGGCAGCATCCGAGAAATGTTGTTTTATAAACACTTGTATTAACTTGCTAGCTATATACACGTACATTATGCTAGCTATATATGTACGTTGATACAAGTATACACGTACACTAGGAGGTGTAAATGCAGAATATAGAAATCAACTTTGGGGTTCGTCCATGTATTGTAACTCAAAATGGCGAAGAAAAGAAAGCGTTATTCCATATGTGGGAAAATTTTGCAAAGCCTGTTGCAGCGGATTTGTATATTGGTGGTTGTCCTGAGGGACAAATGAGCATGATATTTGGGCTTGTAGAGTATAATGATGGCACGATGGGCGAGGTAAATCCTAGCCAGATTCGATTCGTTGACAATAAGATCAAAGACTATGCTTTTGAGGAGGGCTGATTCATGGTGAAATATAGACCACACAGAGGAGCATTATGCGACGCAATGGCAGAAATGAGAATCTTTGATTCTGTCGAAGATATGTTCCACTACATTGTCGAAGACTGGAAAGCATATGGAAATCCATTTGATATCGGAGATTTAACCATAACGTGTGATGAAGGAAAAGACGAGCGCATTAACTGGAAGGAAGGCAGATATGTCTGCACTAGACGAATGCGAGAAAAGATTTTTGACACGCCGCAGTGTATTGGAATGTGTTCGATTGAATCGTAGAACGGAGATAATAACATGATGATTGCAAATAAAGTAAATGTAATGGGACAGGAATACCAAATTGTAAAAGTAAGCCGTGACCAGTATAAGCAATGCGATATCGCGGACGGATGGTGTGACGCTTACGGCAAGAAGATTTACTATGTAGACCCTAATACAGATCCAGAACATGATTCAATGGCGACATCGTCAGAAGAACTTGTAAAACATATTTTACAGCACGAAATTGTCCATGCGTTTCTCACTGAATCGGGACTTGCAATTAGCTCATACAGCATTGTCGGTGCATGGGCGATGAACGAAGAGATGGTTGACTGGATTGCATGGAATGGTGAGAAACTGTATCAGGCGTGGAAGGAGGCAGGATTAGTTGATTAAAGATGATTTGCAAACAAAAGTTGTGGAGCAAGCCGCCCTTATAGCGGCGGCACTCAAAAAAGGTAAAGATGTTGAGGTACGGCGAACCGCAGCTGGAATCAGTGTTGCCGAAGTTAGCAAGAAGGTGGTGTACCGATGATTATTGACTACATGAAAAATGTTGACTGCCTCATTGGTATGAAAGATATTCCAGGCAAATCTATTGATATGGTCTGTGCAGATTTGCCATATGGAATAACTCATAATAAATGGGATGCTGCTATTCCACTGGCTGAGCTTTGGGAAGGAATTGACAGAATCATCAAAGACGCAGGTGCTATTATATTGTTTGCGAGTGGAATGTTTACTGCTGATTTGATGCAAAGCAATAGAAAAAATTGGAGATACAATCTAGTGTGGGAAAAGAATCAGCCGACTGGTTTTTTAAATGCAAACCGAATGCCACTCAGATCACACGAGGATATTTGTGTTTTTTATAAAAAAACTCCTACATACAATCCGCAAAAGTCTACTGGTAATCCCAGAAAGGTAAGCAAAGCAAACCATAAACTAAACTGTAAGGAAACAACAAATTATCAAAAATACAGTTTAACAACTTACGATAGCACAGAGAGGTATCCAAGATCTGTATTAAGGTTTCCAAAAGATGTTCAGAAATCAGCTGTACACCCTACGCAGAAGCCACTTGCACTTATTGAATATTTGATTAAGTCGTATAGCAACCCAAGCGATACAGTACTTGATATCTGTGCTGGAAGCATGACAGCTGCAATAGCAGCTGTGAATACTGGTCGCCATTACATTTGTTTTGAAAAAGACCCCGATATTTTTTCAAATGGCGTAAAAAGATTTAACGAATCAACCAATGGAGGACATGGACAATGAAATTAAAAAGACTAATTGTTACCCTTGCAGCCGCAATGATGCTTTCTGGTGCAGCCATTGGCTGTACCAGAAGCCGATCAGGTAAGTTCTAATATCTCTAAGCAGGCGGACAACTTCAACGTGACTAGGAAGCTTACTGTTCTGAACGCAAGAACCGACACAGTTCTTCTGGAGCTGACTGGAACATTTGCATTAAAGAACAATACTTCTAATGAACTCGAAGTCATTATTGAGACTGCCGAAGGCAAATATCAGAAAGATTATGTATATCTGAATGACTACACCATGTACGTGGTCGAAGATATCTCTGGTTCAGAGGTAGACAAATACCGTTATGAGATCAATTTCTTGCCTGAATGGGGACTCAAGGCAACTCATCATGAGTAAACTTTACGTTTACATAGTAAACACATGCAACACATTCAATTTAAAGGATCATAACAAGGGTTTGGAAATGAATTTTGCTGCATCAAAGCTCGAAAAGCTTAGAAATCTGTCACCAAACACTTAGGAAAGGAGAAAAATCTTTATGACATACGAAGATACCTTAAAAGCCTCAGAAAATGGTCAAAATGTAAGATTGTGGACCGGTGAAGAGTATTTGCACCCAGAATACGTAAAGCAGACTCTTGACAACCTTTCGACTGTTCAAATATCTCGTGAGCATTTAAGATCTTTGTTGAAAGCCTCAGTAAGTGATGATTGGGAAATTTATACAAAAGAAAGTCTGGAATGGGAAACTGGATATTATCGAAAGCGTTACGAATGCCTGAATCGCATACAAGATGATTTTTTTAAAGATCTACTTGGCCATGACCGCTATAACGATTATACAAATCAGTATTTCTGTAAGAAACTGATCGCTGCAGATGCGTTCCACGCTCTTTATAGTCTAAAACGCAACCAAAAAATATTTATGCTTACAACTATTGTATTTTTAGCGACAACAATTATAGCCTTAATAGTTTAAAGGAGGAGTACACATGAGATTTTCAGAAGCATTTGGATTGATGAAACAGGGTGCACTGATAAAGCTTCCGTCATGGGCAGGCTATTGGTACTGGTCCAAAGAAAAGCAGACCATCATCATCCACACAAAAGATGGTGAGGAGTTTGATATTAGAAAAACAACTAATCCAGATTATACTTTTTCAAACATTGCATCCGATAATTGGATTGTTTGGCATTTGAACAGTGACAGCCTTAACAGCAGAGCTAAGAAGGCTATGCTTTCACAACCAATGGCTGGCAAAACTGATGAGGAAATTGTTGCAACAAGAGAGAAGGCAATCAAGGTTTTGAAGGAAAAGGGCTACGAAATTGTAAATACTCTTTTTACAGACGAGTGGTACAGCAACGAGTCAATGAAGGAACGCGGTGTTGTACAGATTCCGCTCTGTTTCTTAGCAAAGTCTCTGGAGAACATGAGCCTGTGCCATGTTGCATATTTCTGTAAAGGATGGGAAAATGCTCGTGGATGCCGTATCGAACATGATGCAGCTGTTGCGTATGGGCTAGATATCATCTACGAAGAGGACTAAGCACTATGGATTTCAGAGCTGCATTTTCCAATATGAAAAAAGGCATTCCAATGAAAAGAAAGAAATGGAATGAAGTCTGGTACTACGACAAATCAAAGAAAACCTTAATAGCGAAACACGATTCAGGAAAGCTTAAAGAACTTTTCAACATTCCTGACACTGCTGATATGACTTATATTTTTATGGGAATGCTTGCAGAAGACTGGGAAATTGCAAATAATTCTAGCGAATCGCAAACAGCTAACGGAAAACAATTATTCACATTTAGCAAAGCACTAGATTTACTAAAGCAAGGTTATAAAGTCGCCCGAATGTGTTGGTATGGAAGCGGACGTTTTGTTTTATATCGCAAAGGTTTGCCAGCCGGTCATCCCTGCGATAAAGGTACAGTAGATGCCTATTTAGAAGTTGATAACGGGGAGGGGCTTCTTAATTGTGATCCATATCTTCAAATGCGTTATATTGACGGCTCGCTTGCGATGTATCTCCCAAGTGTGGAAGATCTTTTAGCAGAAGATTGGTATATTGAATAAAAATGATGGGAGGAAAATGAAGAATCTAAAATATTGCACTCCACAAAGCAACTTAGCTGATGGTATACAAAAGTTACCTGCTGAAAAAATTCAATTTCGATATTTTCCACCAGGAATAGAATCAGAGAAGTCGGACTATTACAAACTAGCATGTTTATATATGGGGCTTACAGAAATGTACGACAGAAGCTTGACTGATGAAAGAAGCCGCTTTGATAATACTGAGGCATTTGTTGGTAACCAACATATATATCATCTTAGCCAAGTATACAGTTGTTATGTTCGAAAGTCTATAATAAATACTTATTTTGTGATGTGGAGCGATGTCCGAGAAGAAATAAAGAAACATCGCCGTTACTCTGCTCAACAATGGGTAGATGAATATGAAAGAATATGGAATCAGCACGGAGGAAATTAAATGGTTAGAGTAGGATCAGCAAGAATTGATGAGAATGGAAAAGTGATAGGTGGACAGCCAGGAGACCAGACAGGGCAGGAAGTGGCAATTGAGCCATGGTATCTGCACGATAAGGGTTGGGTTATAATCCGCGCGAAGGACGGAAATATCCGTGAGCGTATCGCAATCTGCATGGAAGCAGCGTGTGCCAACAATTTGATTGGTTACAATCAGGACGGATCATGGGAGCTATATGACAAATCAAAACAGTATGGATGGGATTGCTCAAAGGTAAATGTTACTGCAAATACGGATTGCAGCAGCCTTGTTCGTACGTGCGTTGCGTTTGCGGCACAAAGAGAGATTGAATGGTTTTCAACTCTAATTGAAGTTAAAATTTTGGACAAAACAAAATTGTTTGATATCTTGACAGATGCAAAGCATACCAAGTCCTCGGATTACCTGTTAAGAGGAGATATTCTCTGTACCTGCACACAAGGTCACACAGTAGTTGTCCTTGACAATGGCACAATGGCTGGACAATCTGGTAGCCAACCACCTCAGAACAGCACAGAGGGCAATACGAGCTTTTGTGGCAAGGGTATTGGAACAGCAGTCGCACTCACACCTATGAACATCCGCACAGGAGCAGATACATCTGCAAAGAAGCTTGATACAATCAAGACTTCTGTAGCCGTAGAAGTCCTCGAAATCACCGCTTCTGGTTGGTATAAGATTGTATGGCCGGGAGAGGCTTGCGGATATGCCTTTACAAAGGCAGGAAGTGGCTATTACAGCTATTCTCCAAATACCAACGCACAAGTTATAAACTTAGGCGATAAAGTCCAATTCACAGGCAATAAACAGTATATGTCAGCATGGGCCGATAAGCCAATCACTGCAGTTCCAGAGATTGCAACTGTAACAAGTATTTGCGAGAGTGGCAAGCATCAGTATCACATCATAGGCGATAACGTCTACGGTTGGGTAAACAGAGAAGACATAGTAAGAAAATAATTAAAACGGCATAATCAAAATGGTGATTATGTAACAGCCAAAATGGAGGCTCTTCTTTAAATGTTAAGAAAGGAGGAGCCTCTTTTTTGTTAGAGTTAAGGCAGCACAAAGAACGTGTGGAAAATATACAGCGCCAGATCATCATGCAGCCTACATACAGTCAACTCAACACCTTATGTGGCGGAGCAAGACTGATTCTGCTTGACGCTAATGAGTTTATACCAAATCGTGATTTCAAGAATCTTGATGCGTATAGAGGGTATGGCGACCATGTAAATAGCTATGTCCGATGGTACTGCAATCGTAACAGAAAAGTAGAGGGTGACGAGTGGGACAAACTGTATTGGCAGACTTATCTGAATGGTGCGAGAGCAAGAATATTCAATGACTATTTGCTATTTCTGGAGCACAAGCGCGAACCCCGAAAGATGTTCTACAAGCCAAAGATTAAGCAGTTCGAGAAGTTCCAACTTATAGAGTCTTATCAAGGTATGCTTGATGATAAGTACGACATTTTGTGTATATCCATGCCGCCTGGAACAGGCAAGGCACAGCCATTATATTCAAAGGTACTTACTCCGAACGGTTTTGTTCAGATGGGTAATTTAAAGGTTGGCGACAAAGTATTTGCTGCGAATGGCAATGAATCAACCATAACCGGAATCTTTCCCCAAGGTTTGCGTAAAATTTACGAAATAACGCTTGAAAATGGTTATAAATGTAGAGCATCTGATAATCATTTATGGTTATCAGTTTACGAAACTTCACTTGGAGTTTTTGAATGTCAAAAAGTTGTAGAGACTTCAAGAATGCTTTACAAACCAACTCGCTTTTACATACCTTGTATTTCTGACGAAAACTTCAACCATTTTGAATACTGCAGAATAAAATCAATTGAATATATCGGAGATGATGAGTGCCAGTGTATATATATTGATGATCCATCACATTTATATGTCACTGATGATTATATTGTTACGCATAACACAACCCTACTCAAGTTCTTTCATTCAGCTGTAATCGGTTGGTTCCCAGACGATTACAGCCTGTTCTATTCACACTCAGGTGACATCACACGTATGTATTACGATGGTGTCTATCAAATGGTTGACGATGCACTTGAATACGCTTGGCACGATATCTTCCCAGACTTGAAAATTACATCTACAAATGCATTGATGCAACAATTCAATGTTGGAAAATATAAGCCATTTCCATCTTTGCAAACAACATCTGTAGGTGCGAAGAGTGCCGGAAAAGTTCGCGCAAGCAAATTTTTACTTACCGATGATATGATAGGTAGCCTAGAAGAAGCCTTGAACAAGAACTACCTCGACAAGATGTGGGGAGCTTATACTGTAGATGCATTGCAGCGAAAAACAGTTGATAGCAATAATAATCCTTGCAAAGAGATCATGCAAGCAACACGTTGGTCAACTCAAGATGTTATTGGAAGGCTGATAGATATATACGATGGAAACAACCGCGTAAGGGTTATTTCTATTCCTGCCACAGACCCGGAGACAGGCGACAGCAACTTTGACTATGCAATAGGCGGCTTTACAAAGGAGTTCTTTGCAAAGCAAGCGCTGTTGATGGATGATGTGTCATACAACTGCCTTTACATGCAACAGCCAGTCGAAAGAGAAGGACTGCTGTTTCCAGAAGAAAAAATCATGCGATACAAGGAACTTCCGACCTCAAAAATTGAACGTATCACTGCTCAAGCCGATACAAAATCAACAGGTACTGATTTCTTCGTTCTTCCAGTACTTATAAAGTACGAAGGAAAAGATTTATATTACTGCGTAGACTGTGTGTGTAGTAATTCTTCTGATTATGAAGCGCAGTACGAAAATTCTGCAAACCTCCTTGCTGACAACAAGGTTGAAGATTGCGAGTTTGAGGGTAATAGTGGCGGAGACCGTGTTTCTCTGGAAGTTGATAAACGTGTCCTTGAAAAAGGCTGGATTTGCAACATATCATCTCGAATGACCGAAACGAATAAGGAAGCAAGAATATATCAGTGCTCAAACTGGATACTGCAGCACGTTGTCTTTAAAGACAAAAAACTCTATGCACCAAAAGAGCCATACGGTGTAATGATGTCTCTTTTGGCTCAGTATTCCACCAGTGGAAAAAAGCAGCTTGATGATGTACCGGATACATTTGCAAACTTCGCGCTGCGCATACAGCGCAGAAAACCAAGACCAACAAGAATCATTAACAGCATCTATTAAGATTGGAGACATGTATGGATACAAAACACTATCTTTCACAAATTAGCGTACTTGATCTTAAAATATCAAACAAGATCTATGAAAAAACACAGTTAAAGAATATGCTTTGTTCGGTTCCAAGTTGTGTAAAAGATGTCAATGTGCAAACTGGACATGCCACAGACAAGACTGCATCTACGATTTGCAAGTTGGTAGATATGGAACGCGAAATTGATTCAATGATTGATTCTTTTGTGGATTTAAAATCTAAAATCATTGCTCAAATGGAGCAGCTTGAGTTCAAGTATTATAATATACTGTTCAAGCGTTACGTTGCACAGCAACAATGGTGTGAAATAGTAGATGAGTTACATTTTACACAACGACATGTTTTTAAGCTCCACAAAGAAGCATTAAACGAATTTGAGAAAAAGTTTGGGAGTGAATATCTGGACCAATAAAAAAATAGCAGGGGAAGCAAAATTCTCCTGCTATTGATGTTTCAGCAACTTTGATTTTCCTGAAATTCCTTTAAATCACTTTTCAACTTGTCCATAATCTTGCCTGTATAATTGTTATTCTTACGCTCTGTAAAGTTTTGGAATGCCTGTGTCCCCCTTGCAACCGCCTGTGATTTCTGATTCCCTTCCTGCGGTGGCTTTGATGCTATATCTTCCTGCATGAGTTTTCGCAAATACGAAAAGCGACTACGGATGCGCTTCTGTTCATTCCTGCGTTTAATCTCTGCTGCCTTCTGTGCCATATACTGGTAGTAAGCCTTTTCCAGATCTTCCTTCTGGCAACTTGGCAGCTTATGAACTGGTACTGTTACGAGTAGCGTCTGTATCTCTTCTAGCTGTGCCTGTGATAGTTTCCATTCATCCAATGCACTTTCCCAGAGTGGACGATCTAATGCATCTTCCTTTGGCACTGGCGCTTCTGGAAGTTGCACTTCCAATATAGGTAATGTTTCGACTTCAAATCTTATGCCAACTACCGTTCGCCCTTTCTTAATGGGTTCATATGTATACCGACATTCAGTTTTTTCATCCATTTCTTTTTGAACACGTTTCAATATCTTTTGATTGAAAAACTTGTATTCTTTATACAGTTCTTCCTTATCACAATCAAGTATTTGCCTTAATTCATCAAGCTGCACTTCCCAACTTTTTCGAAAACGGTTTTGTTCGAGATATGTAAACATGATATAAGTGTAACGGCTTGTGAGTAATGTTATGCAGCGCAGCTTATACCGAAGATATCCGAGGTTTTCAATATTAAAAAAATACTTCATTGCTTTTTGAGAACACTCTAGCTTTACTTGCCACAGACCGTAATCATCTTGCTCTGCCGTTGCTTCTTCAAATAACGTCACCAATCTAAAACCTTGTTTTTCACTATCATCTTGCACTTCTATTACATTTCCCATAAGATGCTTTAATCTTGCCTTGAGGTCTTGATTGTTGATTTTTTTTACTCCTAAAATTTTTTCAAGTTCGCCTTTCTCGAAAACAACCGTTCTCCTGTCTGGCTTGTGACTGTCTATTCGTGATAAATAAGTGTCAAGTATCTTAAATTCTGCAAGCGATAGCTCGGAACGCCACAAGGAAAACAGCGGTAAACTTTTTTGAACAGTAAGTTTGTCTCCATTTCCTAAACTGGTTATTGGCCCAATCTTTTTTCTAGCCATGTGTAAAACCTCTCTTTCTCTACTTTTATATTTATTATAGCACCATAAGTTACCATTGTAAATATAAAATTGTTACCTTTTTATATTTTATGGAATTTCTTGGTTACTCATGCGGA